GGCAAGCGGATATTGATTCTGCCTGCCGGGTACATCCTCAAGGTTAATTCACAAGCTACCGTAACCGCCGATAAAACCATTACTTTCGTCTGCATGGCTGAGGATTACTAAAATGACCCTAGAAGAAGCAAAAATCATTTTGAGTGAGTGCCGCGCATGGATTGGCGATGGGTGTGAAAATGAAATTGTTCTTGATGGCGACTTTACTTTGGCACAGTTAGAAGCACTTGTTCTTATCATTAAGACAGAAGGCATTGATTTTTCGCTAGGGGACAGCTAGTGGCATCAATGCTTGACGCTCAACGGACTGGCTCCGGCGGTCTTGCTAAACTCGGCGAAGGTGTAAGAGCCAACTCCGATGCTAAGACACAGGCAGGCTTGACTCGTGGGCCAAACCAATCTAAGAAGTTAATCAATGCTGCATGGACTGATACATTCCCAGCGCAAGGCGCAACGCTAGACCTAGACTTCGCTAACGATAGAGGCTTTGTTCGTGGTATCGGGCAAGGTCGCTCGATGGATGCGGTAACGTTCACTAGGGCATCGTTAGGGCGATTTGTTGACCAAGATGGTTTGCTACAAGAAGCTGCAAATAATGAGCCTAGATTTGATTGGGCGAGTACGACAAGCACTGGCGCAGGAACGATTGCAGACCCTTACGTTATCCCACTAGCCGCCAACCCTACATCCAACGGACTACTAATCGAAGAAGCTCGCACTAACCGTATTCTATGGTGCAGGGATGCTACACAAACACAATGGGTTAAAACCAACGTTACAGCAGCTAAAGACCAAACAGGGGTAGATGGAGTAGCTAACGCAGCATCATCTCTTACAGCTACGGCTAACGATGGCACTTGTATCCAGACGATTACACTAGCGTCCGGTAGTCGCACAAACTCGGTGTACCTCACGAGGCTGATTGGTACAGGCAATGTTCAGGTATCGCTTGACGGTTCAACATGGTCAACGGTGGATTTATCTGCAAGCGAATGGCGCAGGATTGTAATTTCAGCAACGGTGACAAATCCGACTGTGGGCATTAAGTTGGCTACGAGTGGCGACGCTGTGGCGATGGATTATGGGCAGGTAGAGGATGGGTTATTTGCTACGACACCGATATTGACGACTGTGGCGACGGCTACGAGAGCGCAAGATTTAGCAACAATGTCTGGTCAAAATTTTGATACTTGGTTTTCGCAGAAAGTAGGCACAGTTGTATCAAAGGCAATGATTTTAAGAAATATAATTGCTAATGGTGGAAATACATATTCGATACAACTCAACGGTTCAACTCAAAATGCAATAGCCAGACAATTGACTACAGGAGGCGAGCGTTTAGTAGTTGGAATAAATAATGTCGCTGTTGTAAGTATTTTATCTTCGGCGAATGCTTACGAAACAAGAAATTGTGCTGATGCCTTTGCAGAAGATAACTTTGCTGCGGCGGTCAATGGAAGTATAACTGGTGTTGATTATTCCGGTGGGATATCAATACTTAATGGCTTGCAAATAGGAGCATCAAGTAGTACGAACGCTAATGGTGCAAAATCTATAAAAAGACTAGTTTACTTTCCAAGAAGATTGCCTGATTCTGCGCTTGAGGCAATAACACTATGACCGACCTCTACTACAAATTCCCCGACCAACTCACAGCCCTAGAAGCTCTATCGGCTGCTGGCATGACCGTCACTTCGTTTGAGACAAAGCGAGACGAACTCGGTAATATCGTTTATCGCACAATCCAGCAAGAAGCCTTTGAGGTTTACGAAAACGAAGATGGCGAGCTGACAAGCCGTATATTGCTTGATGAAAACGGCAACCCAACGATTGAAGAAGTGCAGATTGAAGAGACCGAAGAAGTAGAGCGAATCTCTCAAGGTGGACACGACTACGCTTTGTGGGAGGTTGGTGAGATTGTCGGCGTTGAAGGCTACCATGTAAACGTCCGGCTGGTCAACGAGTATTTCGATGTATCAAGTTTGGAGCAGTATGTGGTAACCCCTCGGAATCCCAAAACCGTTTGGGCCTAAAGGACAATTATGGATAACGAAACTATCTCAGCGACAGGCGCAAAAATAGCATATAGCGGCGGTGGGGCAGCTTTTTTATTTGGCATGACGGCCAATGAGATAGCAGCTATTGGTGGTCTGATTATAGGCGCGATTGGTTTAATTATCCAACTTGTTTTCAAAATCATGGGCCATTTAGAATTAAAGCGGCATCACAAAAAGGTTGAAGAAAAATGAGCATTCTCGCAGATGTTAAAAAGGCACTCAGGCAAACTCATGACGAAGATGATGACTTGCTTACCCGTCAAATTCAGTCTGCATCGTATGAATGTGTATCTTTCTTAAACTTAGTGCTTGAATCAGACCAAGAGGCAGTCGATGCTTTGGTTGAATTGCCGCCATCAGTCATGAACGGTGTCATTTTAATGGTTCAAGCAGACTATGAAGGCAATCCTCTTGACCGCGAGAAATTGCGGCGTGCAGCGGAGGCTCTCTGGCAGCCTTTTAGAGACAATCTAGGGGTCTAGGCTATGCTTGCTCATAAATTGCGCCACAGGGTCACGGTTCAAGCATTAGAAGTATCTATTGATTCAAACACAGGCGCACAGACAGAAACATGGGTAAATTTTGCTCAAAACGAGCCAGCAGAGATTTATCCGCTATCCGGCAGAGAGTTTATTGCGGCTCAAGCGGTGCAAGCTGGAATATCCACTCGATTTGTATTGCGCTGGCGTAACGACTTGACTGAATCAATGCGGATAGTCCATGAAGGCAAGTATTACAACATCAAGTCTATTTTGCCTGACCCATCATTACGCAGGCATTTAACTATTCTCTGCGATAGCGGCGTGAACAATGGTTGAGTTACAAGTCAGGCTGACGGGGGTTGAAAATGTGCTGTCCGCACTAAAGTCTCTGCCGNCTGAAGTTGTGTCGAAACGTGGCGGGCCAGTAAAAACGGCCCTAAGAAAAGCGGCGCAAGTTATCAGAAAGCAAGCTATTGCAAATCTGGATTCAGTCACCAGAAATGTAAGGGCTGATGGTGAGTTTTATTCAACCGGCTTGCTTAGAAAAAATGTTGTCGTAACCAGAGGCAAGCAGATATTCGGCGCAAAAGGCGAACGCTACCTTGTAAGAGTTAAGCGCAAGAATTATGAGCGCAAAGGTAAAAATGTAGTGACTACATGGCAGACTGCTCGATTGCTTGAGTATGGCTCCGTAAAACAAAAGGCAGAGCCTTGGTTGCGTCCTGCCGCAAGAAGCAAAGCGCAAGAGGCTGTTAATACAGCAACAAGGGAACTTGTAAACGAAATCAACAAAATTAAAAAGAAATTGGGATTCAAATAATGCTGCCAAATCTATATCAAATCCTGCGTGCATCAAACGCAGTAAAAGCTATTGTCGGCACAAGCCCATCAAGAATATATCGGCATGAAAATGCGCCACAGGACGGCTCAAAACCCTACATTACATGGTTTATCATTACTGGCACTCCAGCAAACACTTTATCTGAAGTGCCAAACATTGACCAAATTTCGGTGCAGATTGATTGTTGGCATCAAACAGACTCTGGCGTTGAATCTTTAGCAGTCGCAGTTCGGGATGCAATGGAAGTTGTATCTCACATGACTAATATCGTAATCAACGAAAGAGAACCCGAAACAAAGCTGTATCGTATCGGGCTGCAATTTGACGTATGGCTAGACCGCTAATCTTTGAAAGGAAATATCATGGCTGTAAAAACACAAGGTAGTGAGCTTTATTACTGCGACCCTAACGAGGTCGTTCCGGCAGCAGTTAAACTTGCTTGCCCGACTGGTATTACTGGTTTGGGTGGCCCTGCCGACCAAATCGAAACGACTTGTCTCGGCGCAACTGAAAAGACTTATGTTCAAGGTCTCTTCACGCCAGGCCAAGTATCTGTGCCATTCAATCTTGACCCTGCTGACGCATCGCATCAAGACTTGTTTGACCTGAAAGAAGATGGCAACAACCTTAACTGGATTGTTTGCTTGTCTGACGGCGATGACGTTCCTGCCATTGATTCTGAAGGTGAGTTTACTGCACCAGCAGACCGCACTAGCTTCAAGTTTGTTGCCTACATTGCTGACATTAACATCGATGTGGCTACCAACGAAATCGTGCGAGGCACTTTAACGCTTCAACGCTCCGGCGCAGTAACTCCTACATGGAAGCCATAAGGATAGAAAATGCTTAATGAATCGCTTTTCGTAAGTGAAAAGGTAATCGAAAAAGAAGTAACCCTTGCTGACGGCACATCCCACAAGTTGTATTTTAAGGAATTGCCAGCGGTAGAGTTCCGCAAGTTTTATATTGCAGAGCAATCACAAGACGAAGATGTGCAAGCCGCATCGATGGCTAAACTGGTTGCTGCTTCACTGTGTGAGCCTGACGGCAAGCCAGCGATTACTGTAAAGAAAGCATTGCAGTTAAAAGGTAGTGCATTGACGGCAATTGTTGAAGCCATTATGCAAGTGAATGGCTTTGGAGTTGACGCAAAAAAAGATTAGCGGCGCGGGGCGAGAATTGGTTTTGGCATATTCTCGCCCTAGCACTTGGCAAGACGGTGGCCGAGTTGCAAGCCGTTATGACGCACGCCGAGTTCGTTGCGTGGATTGAGTTTTACAAACTATATCCATTCGATGACTATCATCGCTTTTACCGTCCTGCCGCTTTGATTAGCGCAACTATGGGCGGCAAGGTTGAAAAGTCTCTAGAATGGCTGCAACCTGAAGTAATTGATGGCGACTATTCTGAAGCCGACATAAACACCATTAAAGCATTTGGATTAAGACCGAGAGGATAGAAATGGCTGCTGCATCTATTGTCGTTGACCTGTTGATGAAAACAGGCTCATTCGAGACTGACACTAAGCGTGCAGAAAAAGCCGTTGCAAAGTTTGAAAAGCAAGCAAAAGAAACTGGCAAGGCAATCGGCATTGCTTTTGCTGCTATCGGAACCGCTATTGCTGCATCAGTTAAACTTTCAATCAATTCATTTGATGAATTATCCAAAGCATCTCAAAAGATTGGCGTAAGCACAGAATCCCTTTCTGCCTTAAAATATGCCGCTGATTTATCTGGCGTGTCATTTGAATCGCTGCAAACTTCCATTGGTAAACTTTCAGTTAATATAGAAAATTTCCGTGAAGGTGCAAAGTCCGCTGTTGATACATTTAACAAGATTGGACTTGACCCTACTCAATTTGCTACTACAGATGCTTTGCTTTCTGAAATAGCAGACAAGTTTGCCGCATTGCCGGATGGCGCACAAAAAACAGCATTAGCTATTGAGCTTTTTGGTAAGGCTGGACGAGACTTAATCCCATTCTTAAATCAAGGCAAGGATGGCATCAAGCAATTAACTGACGAAGCTGCAAAACTTGGCGTTGTTATTAGCACGCAAGCTGGTGCTGCTGCCGAACAGTTTAACGACAATCTGACAAGGCTTAATACAGTCATTGCAGGATTTAGAACGCAACTCGCACTTGAATTATTGCCTACGCTTACAGACGTATCAAATGCTTTTATATCAGTTATAACAGAATCAATAAATCTTAGGAATCAAACTGGTGGCGAAGCATTAGGAACCGACATAGCAATTGGCTTTGCAAAACTTGCAGATATTCTTACAGTCATCCCAGAGTTAATAAAAGCAGCACAAAATTCTATATCCGCAATTATTGCGGACATTGTTCTGTTAAAAAATGCAACAGAATTATTAAATCCAGCAGCAGCAATTGCAAATGCGATTCAAGGCACCGATTCGCTTACAAAATTCAAAAATTCATTAGAAACAAGGAAAAGTCTTGCTTTAGATGCAGAAAAATCTCTCAATAAATTATTATTTGAAGAAAATAATAGATTTGAAGACGCAGTAAGAAAGCAAATTCAATTCCGCATTGATTATATAAACCAATATGCTCAACGTGCATTAGACGTTCAAAAGGCTTATATCAACGAATCTGTTGAAGTTCAACAAGCTGCACAGCGTGAACTAGCTAAAAATCTTGGCTTTAGATTGCCAGGAACTGGAGTTACTTTTTCTGATACAGCAGAAAACGATGCGGCAAGAAAATCAGCAATCCGCTCTATTGACCAAGCAAAGCAAGCCGCCGATAGGTTTATCGAATCGCTAAAAAGAGAGGCAGAGACGCTTGGCTTTACATCTGAAGAATTAAAAAAATATGAAGCGAATCAGCTTAAATTAACTGCAACTCAAAAAGGCGTTGTAAATAGTTTGCTTGCAAAAATATCTGCATATAAAGAAGAAGAGGCGAGAATCAAAGCAGTAACCGAAGCAATAATTGAGCAAGACAGATTGTCCAAGGAATTTGGAGACCGTGAGCTTGAATCCCTAATTGAAATACAAGATGAACAAGAAAGATTTGAAGAATCTATTGATTCATTTGTTGATTCATTAAAAAGAGCCATAGACCCATCAATTGAGCTTGCCGACCAACTTGGGAAACTTCAGTCTGCATTATCTTTGGGACTGATTGATGACGAAGAGTATGAATTGTTTGCTTCCTATCTTGAAAAAATGTCTGAAAAAATAGAAAAAGAAACAGACTTTATGAAAAGTATTGCAGAAGAAGCCGCCAAGTCGATACAGAGAGCATTTGCAGACTTTTTGTTTGACCCATTTCAAGGCGGGCTAAAAGGTATGCTGCAAGGCTTTATTACCGTGCTGCGTAGGATGGCGGCAGAAGCTCTTGCTAGTCAGATATTTACTATGCTTGGCAAACAATTTGGCGGTGGCGGCGGGTTCCTTGGCGCAGTTTTCAGCGCATTTGGCGGCGGTCGTGCATCTGGTGGTGACGTTATGTCTGGCAGGTCTTATCTTGTCGGTGAAAACGGCCCTGAAATGTTTATCCCACGCACTGCTGGAACTATCGCGCCCAATAGCCAGCTCACTCAATCTGCGCCACAAGTAAACGTCAGAAACATCAACGTACTAGACCCATCCCTTGTTGGCGATTATCTCGCTACNGATAGCGGAGAACAGCTTATAATGAACGTANTGCAACGCAACCGCCGTGCATTGGCTTTTTAAGGACTAAAGATGCCATCAATTACAGGAACCGTTACAAACGCAAACGGACAGCTTGCTACATTTAATATGCTGAACACTATCCGGCAATTTGCTGGTGGCTTTGGCACTATTGGCACAATTGTTTATACAGGAACTGGCAACGGTTATGTTGATAACATTACATCAACCGCCAATGCACCGACAGAAACATGGACATTAACTTGCACAGCAGAAAGTTCTGATGGCGGGGTGTTTTCTGTTGAGGGTTCGGTTTCCGGTGTTTATTCCGAAGAAGCCACAGTCGGTGTGCCTTATGACAACGGCATAATCAGTTTTACCATTTTTGATTCAAGTGTTGATTTTCAGATAGGCGATACAATCGAAATCCCTGTTACTGAGGGCGTTTTAAGTCAACAAGGAATTGAATGGGAAATTTTAAGGTTTTCCAACGCTTTTCCTGTAGTAAGTGCAAATGCTTGGCAGCTAATCATGAAAGGCAAAGGATTTACGTCTGACGAAGAAATTTATGTTGGTATATATCTTTACCAATCTGTTGCAAATGATTATTACAATTTTACAGTCGCTACAATGCGAGGATTTTTGCCTGATGCATCATTTACAACGCAGCCGGGCATATCGAACCGTTCAAGTGTTTGCGGGCATAATGTAACAATCACTTACTGGCTTTCTGTAAATGCACAACGAGTAAATTGTGTCATGAAAGTAGGAACGCCGGTTTACGAAATGTTTACGATTGGCAAGTTTTTTCCTTATGCTTTCCCTAGTCAATACCCACAACCTTTAATGGTTGCTGGAACCCTTGCAGGAACATCTGCTGCTGTAAGATATAGCGATACGTCATCCGCTCATACATGGGGCATTAAGGGAAATTTAAGCCAGTTTAGAACATTCCTGAATGATGGCACTTGGAATCAATCTTACTGCTTCCCGTATTCTGTTGCCAGCGACGAAGCCATGCTGTATAACGCCATGCGACCTGCCGGAACAAGCACGGCAACTTACACTTATCCGATTCTTCCAATTGAAATTTACACACTTTCACCGACAAACATTTATGGTCGGCTTGATGGATTGTATTGGATCACTGGATTTGACAATGTTGCAGAAAACACCGTGACTGTTGATGGTCGTGATTTTGTAATTTTTCAAGACGTATTTCGCACCGGATTCGGTGATTATTTTGCGATGGAGCTGGACTAATGGCGTACTCAACCGGAGTGGCAAACAATCTTGCTGAGATTGTCGCAGCAATCAAAGCTCTTGCGGCAACTGCTGGATGGAGTTCGTCTAGCACTACAATTTTTAAGGGTAATGTATATGCTCAACTAAGCACAACTGGCGATGATGTATTTGTCCGATGCGGAACTGGTGGCGTTGGCTCAAACCAAACACCTAGAGCAAGCAGACTGCGCGGTGCTGCATATACAGGCACACCAGCAATTTCGACATTAAGCTATCCGCTTACTTACCATGTTTTTATAAACACTGACCCTGACGATATTGTTTGTTTTGTAAATTACAACGTCAATTGGTGGCAGTGGATTGCTTTTGGTCAGGCTTTGAATTTAGGTGTTTCTGGCACTTGCGTTTATCAATCAGGCTCTTTCCCTAGCAGTGCAGATGCAACTGTTTATAAGTGGAGTTCAACCACAGACACAGGCTCAACATCGCCAACAACTACGGCGGTAGGCACTCCATTTCCGTTTTGGCCTTCAACATCTACAAGTGCTGGCGGAAGCTTTACCGGAGATTCTATTAATGTAGAGAGTACTGATTGGCTTGAAACATCCAGTATATCCACCACGCACCCGATAAATGCGCGAAGATTCCAAAAAACATTTTTGAATCTATTACCTAATGCTTGGAACGGCGAAATAACACTTGTCCGGTGTTTTATACAATATTTACGCAGTACAGGAGTTTATTCTTACGCAGCAGAGCTTCCGCATATNAGNCTTACCAGAAACAACAATTACAATGATGGCGANATTATNACGTTAGGCAGCGATGAATGGATGGTGTTCCCTGGGCTTAAAAAAGACGCAACGCAGCCGAATGGGAATGCAATTACTAATTGCAACCACTCAGGAACTATCGCAATTGCTGTCAGGAAAACTGCATAATGGCTGTATTGGCTGGTGCTTTGGTTTATGGCGGCAATGATGCACCTGTAAGTTTTAATCCATACCTTTCGCCTGATTTTCAAAACATCATTACGACAGAATAT